CCACACAAGGGAGATCACCCATGACCACGAAGCCAATCCTGACCCTGTCCGCCCTGGAGAAGATCGACGGCGCTGCCGACCCGGAACCTTTCACCCTCGGGCTCAAGTCCAAGATCGTCACCTTCCCCGACCCCTTCGCGCTGAGCGTCGAGGAGAGCGAGAGCCTCATGGCCGACCTTGAGGGGACCACGTCGATCAAGGCGACCCTGAACCGTTGGCTCAGCGAGGAGGACGCCGAGCTCATCATCAAGAACCTCAGCGTCCGCAAGGTCCGTGTACTACTCGCGCAGGTCAGGAAGCACTACGCGTCGTTTCTGGGTGACGAGGGGGAAGACAGCGCCTCCGCGACCGTCTGACCCGGTACCGGAGGCCCATCACCCAGGACCTCGCGGAACAGGGCTGGGACATGCCGGCCCTGTTCCGCGCGCGGCGCTGGACCTTCTTGCTCGACCTCATCGACGGGCTGCCCAGCCACTCGCGCACCATCTCAGCCATCCTCAACGACACCGACCGGGCCGAGCTGATGGCCGAGACGATCCTCACCCAGGAGAACGAGGATGACGACGTCGAGGAGGAGAGTACCTCTTTGGTCGGTCAGACCCCTGAGGTCCGCATCCTCCAGGACATCGCCGACATCCTCATCTCCACAGCCGGAGGCAAGGAGGCCTACCCCCGGCCCGTCCCCGTCGTAACCGCCGTCGTCGAGGAGATGCGTACCTCCCAGACGCTGGCGGCGGCGAACGACGTCATCGCCATCCTGACCCCCTGGGCACTCGAGTAACCCGCCCCATGGGGGCACCACGCAGTTCACGAGAGGTGGTGGTGCCCCCATGGCAGGCTTCCAGGCAGGCACCGTCTTCGTCGACGTCGTCCCCTCCATGAAGGGCTTCCTCAAGGAGATCAACGCCGACGTCAAGGCCCAGATGCCCACAGCCGGCAATGAGGCGGCCCGTTCCTTCGCCGAAGCCTTCAAGAAGACCACCTCCTCCACCGGCGCAGACATCGCCAACTCCTTCGCCGACCCGCTCGGCAAAACCACCGCCCGCCTCAAGCAGGAGGCAACTGCCGCCGGCCAGGCGCTCGCCTCCGCTCAGAAGGAGGTCGCGGCGTCCTCGGGCAACCTGGCACAGGCACGCAGCCGCGAGGAGGCCGCCGCCAAGTCCCTGGTCACTGCGGAGAACAGCCTCCACCAGGCCCGTTCCTCAGGCAACACCGCCCAGATCGCACGCGCAGAGGAAAGCTACGCCCAGGCGCTGGACCGCTCGAAGGCGGCGAACAAGGCCGCGGACCAGGCCGCAGCCGACCACTCCCGGGCCATGGGCAAGGTCGAGACCACCGCCCGCGACACGGACCAGGCCGTCGGCGCCCTGGCCTCCAAGACGGGCAAGACCAAGCGCGAGGTCGCCGAGGCCAACCCCGCGCTGAAGACGTACGCGACCAATCTCGGCCAGGTCGACACAGCTGCAGAGAAGGCCGGCGCGGCCACCGCTCAGACGGGCGCCAAGGTCTCCTCCGTCAGTTCCTTGGCCCGCTCGGCGATCGCTCCCGTGCTTGCCCTCGGCGCGGCCGTCGGAATCGGTGGTTTCGCCTCAGAGGCCATTGAGGCGTCCGACGCCACCGACAAGTTCGTCTCCACGCTCCAGTTCTCCGGCCTGGACACCTCGACTATTGACCGGCTCAAGGAGTCGGCCCAGAAGTACGCTGACGAGACCGTTTACGACCTGGCCGATATTCAGCAGATCACCGCGCAGCTGGCGTCAAACGGCGTCGACGGATTCGATAAGCTCGCAGAGGCCGCGGGAAATTTAAATGCTGTCGCAGGCGGAAATGCGGACACTTTCAAGTCCGTCGGAATGGTTATGACTCAGACCGCCGGGCAAGGAAAGCTGACGACGGAAAATTTCAATCAGCTTTCCGACGCCATTCCCGGCGCTTCTGGAAAGATCCAGAAGGCCCTGCTCGATATGGGCGCCTATACCGGTAATTTCAGGGACTCGATGCAAAAGGGGGAGATCTCGGCCGCCGAGTTCAACGCCGCGATCCTCCAGCTCGGCTCTGACGAGACGGCGGTCGCGGCTGCCAGATCCACCAAGACCATCGAGGGTGCCGCAGGCAACCTTCAGGCCACCGTCGTCGGCGCGATCAAGGACCTCATCGACTACGTCAAGCCTGCCATCACGGAGCTGATGGGGTGGCTGGCCGACGCCATCGGAGGCTCCGTCACCTGGATCAAGCAGCACAAGGATGAGATGCAGGCCCTCGCCATCGGCGTGGGCGTCGCTGCCGCCGCGTACGCGGGCTTCTCCATCATCCCCACGGTCATCGGCTGGATCAAGGGCCTCACCCTGGTCCAGCACGGCCTGAACGCGGCGTTCAAGGCCAACCCCATCGGATTCGTCGTCACCGCGATCGCCCTGTTGGTCACCGGCCTGGTGCTCCTGTACAAGAAGAACGAGGCCTTCCGCATCAAAGTGCAGGAGCTCGGCAGGACTGTCGTCGAGATCTGGCAGCAGCACATTCAGCCGGCCATCTCGGCTGTATGGGAGTGGATCTCCGGGACCCTGCTTCCTGGTATCCAGTCGGTCTGGAACCTTCTGACGAAGGGTGACTTTGACGGGAACCTGTTCGGCTTGGAGGAGGACTCTGCATTCGTCGACTTCCTCCTCAGTGTCCGCGACGCCGCGATCGAGGTATGGGGATGGCTATCCGGCACTCTTATCCCCGGCATTCAGTCGATCTGGAATCTCCTGACGAAGGGGGATTTCGATGGGAACCTGTTCGGCTTGGAGGAGGACTCCGCATTCGTCGACTTCCTCCTGACCCTGCGTGAGGGGGCGATCGCGACCGGGGAGGCGATCTCGAACGCCTGGACCAACGTCATCCAGCCGGCCCTGTCTGACCTCTGGTCATGGGTCACGGGGACCCTGGCGCCGGCGCTAGCGGACTTCTGGACCGGTGTGGTCCAGCCTCTCTGGAACGGGTTCGCCACTGTTGTCTCTACGGCCTGGACGAGCGTCATCTCGCCGGTGCTGAGTGGTCTGTGGTCGTTCATCTCGAACGTGCTGATCCCGGTGCTCCAGTTCCTCTGGACGAACGTGGTCCAGCCTCTCTGGAACGGGTTCGCCACGGTGGTCTCCACGGCCTGGGGCTCGGTGATCTACCCGGCACTGTCTGCCCTGTGGGGTTGGCTGACGACTTCCCTGGTGCCGGCGCTGCAGGGGCTGTGGACCACGGTCCAGCCCGTGTGGCAGTCGATCTCCTCGGTGATCTCAGACGCCTGGGGCTCGGTGATCTATCCGGCTCTGTCGGCGTTCTGGGGGTGGGTCAAGAACACGCTGGCGCCCGCGCTCCAGGAGTTCTGGACCAGCGTGGTTCAGCCGGTGTGGTCGGCTGTCTCCAACTTCATCGCCTCTGCCTGGGCCAATATCATCTCCCCAGCTCTGTCGGCGATGTGGTCGTTCATCACCGGGGTGCTCGTACCGATCATCCAGTTCCTGTGGGCCAACGTGGTGCAGCCGGTCTTCCGGCTCATCGGCGCGGCGATCCAGACCGCCTGGGAGTGGGTCATAAAGCCTGCGCTCATGGGACTGTGGGCGTTCATTTCGAACGTCCTGGCACCGATCTTCACCTTCCTCTGGAATAACGTTGTCAAGCCGGTCTGGCATGGTATTTCCACTACTATCTCCACGGTAGTGAACTTCCTGTCTAATACCGTCTTCCCGAAGATTAAGACCGCGATCGACAGCGCCAAGTCCGGTTTCGATACCTTCAAGTCGGGCGTACAGACGGCGATGAACGCCATCAAGGGAGCCGCAGCGACACCGATCAACTTCGTGATCGGCACGGTTTATCGCGACGGCATCAAGAAGGCTTTCGACACGATCGCTGAGAAGGTCGGCCTGTCCTTGCGCCTGCCGAGCGTGAGCACGATCCCGGGGTACGCCTCGGGTGGCCAGTGGCGGACCATGACGCCCGGATATACCCCGGGCAGGGATGTGTTCCACTTTTTTTCGCCTGACGGTGGAGGTTCCCTGCGCCTGTCGGGCGGAGAGGGGATCATCCGGCCGGACTCGCTGCGGGCCCTGGGCGGCAAGCCTTGGCTGGATCGGGTCAACGCCTCCCGGGGCAAGGGCCTGGCCAATGTCGGTGACACCGGCACAAGACGCGGCCAGGTCGCCTTCGCCAAGGGAGGCATCTGGGACCGCTTCAAGGGATCGGTGTCCTCGTCGATCAGCTGGGTGAAGAACACGGCCTCGGCGGTCGCGGACATAGTCTCCGACCCGATCGGTGCGGTCACTAACCTGGTGATCTCCCCAGCGAAGGAGCTCCTCAAGTCTGTCGGCTCGAGCTTCTGGGCGCAGACGGTGGGCGCGATGCCGCCCTTGTGGTTCGAGTCGCTGAAGAACCTCTTCAAGTCCAAGACCGAGGAGGCAGGCCTGTCCGGCGGCTCCGGCTTGGTCGGGGCCGCACGCAAGGCAATAGGTGTGCCCTACGTCTGGGGTGGCAGCTCGATCCCACCGGGTCTGGATTGCAGCGGCCTGGTCTACTGGGCTGCGAAGCAGCTCGGCCTGGGCTGGCCGAGGCTGACGGCGGCCGGATACCAGTCCGGGTCGACGCCGATCTCATGGAACGCGGCCGTGCCCGGCGATCTCCTGTTCTGGGGTTCACCGGCGCACCACGTCGCCATCTTCGCCGGCGGCGGCAAGATGGTTGAGGAGCCTCGGGAGGGGCTGTCCGGCCGTGAGATCTCCATCTGGGGCTCCCCCACGGTCGGCCGCTACGGCGGCGCCCGGAAGTACGATGCCGGCGGCTGGCTGCCCCCGGGTGCGCACACCGCGGTCAACCAGACCCGCAGCCGGGAGGCGGTCCTGACCGCACGGCAGTGGTCGGATGTCTCCAGGCTCGCCGCCCAGGGGGCCTCGAACGAGGTTCTGCTGGCAGGTCTGGACGGAACTGAGGTCCGCCTCGTCGTCGATGACTCCACAGCGCTGGACGCCCATGTTGAGGTTATCGCCGCCGGGGTCCTGGATCGCCGCGCACGGACTCTGGGAAGGGGACGACGCTGATGACCCGGACGAACCTCCTGCTCAACGGGGCATTCGGAAGCGGAGTGACCGGCTGGACTGCCGAGCAGGCGACGATCTCCGCAGACTCCGGGCGGATGCGGGTGATCCCGTCGTCGAGCTCGTGGGCGGTGTCCTCGGACTCGACGACGGTGACCCCGGGCCAGTGGGTGTCCCTGGCTGCGGACATCACCGCCAGCGATTCCCCGGTGGACCTGTGCCTACGGTTTGCCGGCACAGACGGTCCGGTACCAAGGGTATCCACCCCAGCAGAGAGCACGGGCCGCGTCGTCGTGACCGCGCAGGCACCAGATGGGGCCACCACGGTGCAGGCTGTCCTGGCTGCTTCAACCGGTGGGGTGGCCGCCTATCCTCCGCTCTCGTCTCGGGACGCGTGGGAGTTGGGAGCAGCGGTCCAGGCCGCTGACGGGGCCGCTACTGGGGCCTGGGTCGTGCCGGCAGGGGCCGACGTGTCCGAGGGGAAGGCGACGGTCACCGGCACTCTCAGCATGGGCATCCCAGCGGCGGCCGTCGCCGGCCACACCCTGGCCCTGTCGTGGAGCGCCTCAACGACTGTGGCCGGCACCCTCGTCCAACGGGGCGGTTTCCATGGCGTCACTGCCGACGGCGTCCTGAAGAAGTCCTACCTCGCAAGGGGCTTTCAGGGGCTGACGGACACGGAGACTGCCTACAAGGATTCTGTCACCATCCCTTCAGGCGAGGCTCTGGCTGAAGACGGCGTCGAGGTCGTCTACCCGGTTGTCTTCCTCGCCGCAGGGGTGACGCTCACGCGCGTCGAGGTGGTGGACGAGACCACCCAGACCCTCTGGACCGATAACGCGATCCTTCAGGTCGGGGACGCGCAGGGGGACGTGTCGGACACGTCCTTCTTCGACGGCGACACCCGTCCGGTCAGGATCGGCAACACCGGGAAGGCCCTGGTCTACTCCTGGACCGGAGTTCCGGGAGGCTCTCCGTCCCGTGAGGAGGTCGGCCGGTGGCCGATCTTCACCCTGACCGCGATCATCCCCGACGGTGACGCCCCGGTCGTGCAGGTGATCGTGCCTGGCCTCTACGCACGATCGGGGACCCGGGTGAGGGTCACCGGCCACACGCCGGACGGCTTCTCGTGGGTAGTGCGTGGCAGCGGCAGCATGGGCAACGGTTCCCAGCTGGTGCTCGGTGACGCGCTCGCGCCTGTCAACACGCCTTTGACGTACCGCATCGTGCAGCCTTGGGACGGGCAGACGGTCGAGTCGACGCCGGTGACACGCCCGTGGTCGGGGCGGTCGCTGATGACCGACGTCATCGGGGGCGGCCGTCTGGACCTGATCTGGCAAGGAGACGACTCTCGTGCGCCGGACCAGCGGATCACTGCTCACGAGATCCCTGGGCGCCCAACTCCGGTGATGGTCTTCGCCCCAGTCATGGGGGCTGGCACGGTCTCGCTGACGGCCCGCACGAGCGGGGCTCACACGCAGACGATGACAGCTCTGGCCGCCCGCCCGACTATCGCAGTCCTGTTCCACAATCCTGCCAGGTGCTTCCAGTGCCGCCGCGGAGTCTGCGACGTACCGCTGACGACGGTCATGGCCCTGACTTCGGTGACGCAGGCACGCACGCCCCGCCAGGACCAGGCGGAGCGGGCGTGGACCATCAAAGGAACCATCTGCTCGGTCCCGGAGCCGCAGCGCATCGTCGGCCTGTCCGTCTGGGACGACTTCGACGCGGCGGCTCTGACTTGGGCGCGCCTAGACGCCATGGGCCTGTCCTGGGACGACTTCGACGCCACGATCTGGCAGGAGGTCCGGTAACCGATGCTCCAGCGCCCCAAGATTCCCGCCGACGCCCTGAGTAGCGCGTTCTCCTGGGAGGCTCGCGTGGACTCGTGGCTCGGCGGGACCTGGCTGGGCCGGGTGCCCGTCAAGGCCGGATCCGTCACCTGGACGACCAGCCAGCAGGTCCAGGGCACCCTGAGCCTGACAGTGCCCAGGATCGGCGCCGTCGGCCAGGATGAAGGAGCTCGCGACTGGACCCCGCTCGCACCGGACTCCCCGCTCGCGACTATGGGACAGGTCCTCCACGTGCAGGTGACCGTCGCCTCGCTCGTCTCCACCGACCGGTGGGACATCCCCCTCGGCCGTTTCCTCATCACCCAGTGGGAGGTCGGGGCAACCGACATCCGCGTCACGGGCAAGTCACCGCTCCAGCGCCTTGAGGACGACCGCCTCACCTCACCGACCGTCCCCTACTCGGGCGGCACACTCGCCTCCGAGCTGCGCCGCCTGGTCGGAGGTCACATGGGCATCATCATCAGTGACGCTCTCACCAACCGGTCCTGCCCTTCTATGTCCTGGGGAGAGTCCCGCATCGACGCGATCTACGAGATCGCCGACGCCTGGCCGGCCCGCCTGCGCGAGGGCCCCGATGGGGTCCTCTACGTCCTCCCGCCCGTTCCGGCTATCACCGAGCGCCCGGAGACAACCCTGACCGACGGCGAGGCCGGCACCGTCATCGGCGTCACCCGCCAGGGATCTCGAGCCGGGATATTCAACCGCATCGTCGCCCGGGGACAGGAGCAGGACGATGCTGGGCAGCCGCGTTTCCAGGCCATCATCGACCAGACCACCGGCCCTCTGCGCACCTCCGGCCCCTACGGCATCGTCACCAAGTTCTTCAGCTCGCCCCTCATCACCTCCAAGCAGGCAGCGCTCAACTCCGCCACCACGATGCTCGCCACCTCAGTCAGGCAGAAGACCACGGTCCCCGTCACCCATGCACCGAACCCGACCCTCGCGCTGGACACCCCGGTCGAGCTCATCACCGCCAACATCGACGGCGCGGCAACGATCAACCAGTGGGGAATCGTCACCTCCACCGAGACCCCCCTCGTCTACAGCGGGACGTCACGCTCCGACGTCGAGGTGGTGACCACAGCATGAGCCTGCCCATCCTCGACCTCCTCAGCTCCGCCCCGGCCGACGACGGCGCCCGCCCCGGCTCCGACCGCGCCATGATCGCCGTCGCCCGCGTACTCGACGTCGCCAACGGCGGCACCACAGTCACCATCTCTCTCCTTGGCTCCGCTGGCATCACCCTGCCGGCCACCGCCTCCACCTGGACAGGTGTCGAAACCGCCCACGTCCTCCTCGACCCCGACACCGGACGCCCGATCCACGTCCTCGGCCCAGCCCCAGCCCCCAAGACCGGCCCGATGTCCTTCAGCCCACCCGAGGCCACCACGCACACCATTACCTGCACCGCCCACCCCACCTGGACCGGCACCCACGCCCCCGCCGGCTGGAACCGCTTCAGTGCCGCCGCCGTCGGCCACCCCCGCGACCTCAGCCAAGGAGACGCCGGCACCGGCACCCTGACAGGCCTAGCCACCTACGGCCAACAAATCCCAGCCATCGGCACCACCAACATCACCCAGGCCACCCTCACCGCAACCGGCAACGGCGCCAACCCCAGCACCTGGAACGCCGTATTCCAGTGCGCCACCTACACCGACGCCGGCCCCCAACCCACAGGCCCCCAAGTCACCGGAACCATCACCAGCAACCAAACCAGCACCATCGACGTCACCGCGCTCGCGGCCGGCCTACTTGCTGGTCAGGGAATCGCTCTGGTGGGCGCCGTCTACGGCGGTCTCCGCGGACAGGGAGACTCGATGGTCCTGTCCCTGGAGTGCGAGGTTGAGTCATGAGCAGCGGCTGGTCGGTGTGTGGCCTGTGTGGCGCCGTCATTGCCGACATTCCTGGCCATGTCTACTGGCACGAGACCGGCGCACTCGAGCTCATCACCGAGATCGTCGAGGAGCTCCAACGAACACCAAAATCCGACACGGGCGAAAACAGTCGTGCAGACGAGCCAGAGTCAACAGAACCCGCAACCTCATCCGCAGAAGGACAGGAGTAGCCGCATATGCCATCAATCGACGTTAGAGGCCACCTGGTGCCAAATGGGAGCGAACCAGCATCCCGCCAGTCACTTCTAGAACTCTCTCGCTCAGTCCCCTCAGTCAAGGCGTGCGCCTCGGAGGCGGCCGCCATCCAACACGTCAATGCCCTCAAGACTGCTGGAGTTAAAATCACCGAGGACAGCCCTGTATTTGTGTGGCGTACGGATATTAAGGCGCTTCTGGTGTGGGATGGCCTCCGCTGGGCCGGAACCAGCCGGTTCCGCATCGAGGCCCAGCAGTCAGGAGACAACGGAATCGCTTACAGTCAGCCCGGTCCGAACGAGATCATGATCCTCCAGACAGGACGACTAACCAATGGTACGTACGGACACGTGAACGGAGCAGGATTTTTCTCGTTCCAGACTTTCCCACAGCCATTCCCAAAAGCCTGCCTGACAATCACCGTCACCAAGTTGTACAACAATAGCGGAAAATCCGTATTTATCTCCAATGCCGTACCCATGGTGGACAGGCTGGACAGAACCGGGTTTCGAGTGCTGTTTCCCGGCGAGAAACAACCCGCCGCACATTCACTCATGTGGCAGGCCATCGGCTACTGACAATCGCTCTGCCCATCCCCCCGGCGCCAACCTGGCGACGGGGTTTTCTGTACCCAGAACCAGGAAGGATTCGTATGTCTGTCGCGTCAGTCGCAGCTCGCATTGCACGTCGTATCTGTGATGTGGAGGATGTTGGTTATTCGCAGCCGGACCGTAGGACGTGGTATTCGGTGGCGGACTGGGAGGGTCACGTCAAGAGCCCGCAGAATGCTGACTGCTCCAGCTTGGTGTGCGGGGCCGTCAATTATGGTTTGCATGACGCTCTTGGTGTCCCATGGGGGCACAAGGCTCTGCTCGAGATTGATGACTTCTGGACGGGCAATATGAGGGGCGGCCTGGAGGCCAGGGGCTTCCGGGAGGTCCCTTGGGCCGATAGCGACCTGTACCCGGATGGTGGTTTCCAGACCGGTGATGTTGTCCTCTCGGTGGCCAGTGAGGGAGGC